GTTTTCCGCTCTTTTGAAGTGGATGGCACTGCGTTCAGAAACGCCGCCACCCGCCATGCCCAGGGACTTCCCGGGGTATGGCGACGGCCACAGTAGCTGTGACCGTCTCCCCAGCCTTTGGCTGGCCCTATGCCCTTGGCTCAAAAGAGTCCAGGACTTTGGTGTTCGGTGTAAAGGGGAGGCTACTCGCCTTCAACACCTTGTCACCAGCAGGAATTTCCCTGCTGGGGGCCGCAAGACGCGACAGGAGTCTCTGGAGGCACATTCTAAGGTCCTCCACTCCCGTCACAGCTCCACCAGCGCGCGTCGAGCAATACTCGAAAAGCTGTCTTACCTGATAGGTAAGACGGTGAAGAGTTGTATGGGCGACGAAGGTTATACTTCGTCGGCCCATTTGTCGTTGACGGGTAACGCTTCGTTAGATTCGTCAACACAGGAAGGTGGTAGAGCCGCTGAAGTCGGAGCAAAGTTCCGAAAGTGGCTTCACCAGATTCCGAACAAGGACACGCTTGGCGTGACCTGGTTCGGGCTCGACTACTGGAAACTCCAGGGTCGACCCATATGGCAGACAATGTGTCGATCAAAGATCGATCATGATCCGCTTCATGAGGCCGGCGAAAGCGACGACCGCATGAACCTCGATTTTGAAAATTTCAAACTTGAGGACCCTCTCTATGGCCTCGATGACCGAACTGGCTATCAACTACTCCAGTGGTCAATCGAGGAGGGGCTGTCCCAAGGTTTACTACTTGGGACACCTTATTATAGTGAGAAGGAAGAAGACAGGCTTCGCCTGTCTAACACTAGGCCGTCAATACGACCTAGTGCCATTGGCGAACCAGGCGCGAAGTCTCGCGTCGTCACCGTAGGTGAGGGCTGGTTAACAATATTACTCCAACCCTGGTGTCACCATCTGATAGGTGCGTTGAGAACGCACCCATCTGCCAGATCGGGACTCTCCCGAGGCTGGCAACTCTATGAGTGGGTGAAGAGACAGAGAAACTCTCGTCCTCCACCCAGAGGCGACCGCTACTACGTTAGTAGTGATCTGACGACTGCCACAGATTTCTGTGTGCATCGATACTCACGAGCAATGCTCGGAGGCCTCCATCGTGGGTTGGAGCGGGCCAGTGACCCATACTTCAACCTGTGCGCGGAGCTGCTTTGCAGCGGCCGCGTCTACGAAGGTGAAGCCGTCAAAGAATTCTTTGACCGTATCACCACCCGGGGTATCCTAATGGGAGATCCCGGGGCGAAGGTAGTTCTGACGATGCACAACCTTTGTGCAGAGTTAGAAGCTTACTTACGCTACACCCATGGATTAATGGGTGCCTCAGATGAAGAGTTTCTCTTTCATCTGAGAGGCTGGAAGGGCGCCCAGGCCGCGGCCTGGAGGTGCTTTGCCTGCTCCGGGGACGACCATTTTGGTCAAGGTCCCCGGGAGTACCTCAAGTGTATAACACTTAGCCACGAGAAGAACGGAATGTCCGTCTCGTGGCCTCAGAGCTTCTTAAGCTCGAGAGGTGGCTTCTACTGTGAGGAGATGCTCCTCACGGTAGGTCTGAGCGATGCGAACATCTGGGGGTCGGTTTTACCACTCCGAGATGCTCCATACTCAGAACAGCCTCACATCGATTCGATGAAAGTGAGGCTTCTTTCCCCTTGTACCAAGGAGCACGAAGGGAAAGATGAGCCAAACCCTGCCATTGGCAAGGCTCGCCAGATGCATGGCATGCTGGCTTGGCTCGGTGGAGGATGGGAAGTTACACTTCCCATCTTCTCAAAACGGTGGGAGATGAGGATGGAAAGATACCTTCCGCCCTCTCTTGCGTTCCGATACCTGCCAGTTAAACTGGGTGGTATAGAATCTCCGGCCTACCATCGGTCAAAGACCGATCTAAGGGCACTGCTCAAGTTTTTACCAGAGCAGCATCTTTGGGCCATCAGCAGAGTGCTGGATGGCTCGGCCCCACCGCTGGTGGCGCGTGTTCTCGCAACTTTTGCGACGAACGCTCGCGCCCGGGGGGTATCCTCTGATGCGATCGAAGATCAGATCAGGGACGTTCTAGCCCAGGCCGACCTTGTCGGCGGGCTGGATGATGCGGGGCTGCAACTTGCAACCAACCACATCGGAGTCGACGCCAATGGCGTTGACCGTGCCCTCGTCTGGAGAAATCTCCGGTACAAGGACAAAGCCGCACTCGCAAAGCGATTGCGTCTTGTGGACACCAATGAGGCCATCGGCCTCATTGGTCGTCCGTACCTGTTTCGGGACATGCTATTTCCCGAAATTAGCCGCCGACACGGGATAGACCCGTATCGTTCCAAGGCATACGAATCGGTACCTTGGGGGCGCAGGCAGGAGAGGTTTTACGCTAATTTAGCGCAAGCTCTCCCCCCTGAGAGGGAGCCATTGACTCCAGCTCAGGAAGACCTTACCATCCAGCGAATAACTGAATGGTGTGTCGAGAATAAGGCCCTCGACATCCCTCGGGAAGTATATTTCTTCCCCGAGAGTGTAGTAGTGCACAAGAACCTTGCTACACTACGGACACCGATATGATAGGTCGGTGCCTAGGAACAGTGGTAACCCGGTTTTAGAAGCCGTAGCCACGCCAGGTGTTCACTGTCCCGGTGAATTCCTTTGCAG